GGACGACCACGGTGCTACGTCTGCCCTCTGGTCGTTGCCTGTTCTACCCCCACGCTCGTATCGGGGCCGAAGATCGCCTCGCCTGGCAGTGGGGCGATCTCTGGGGCGGGAGTATCGTCGAGAACATTATCCAATCTATCTCGCGGGACGTACTCGTTGAGGCGGTGCTTGCGGTAGAAGCGGCGGGGTTCCGCGTGGCCCTGCATTGCCATGACAGCATCGTCGTATCGGTTGAGAGATCGCGGGCGGAAGAGGCCAAGGCGTGCGTGTGTGCCGCCCTGGTGTCCCCGCCGGTCTGGGCACCTACTTGGCCCCTTGGGGTCGAGGCATCCATTAGCGAGAGATACGAATGAACGCCACACAGCAAGAAACCCTCTACCGCGAGACCCGTGAGAAGCACCCCGGCTGGACCCCCGAGCGTTGCTCCGGCTACGTCCACGGGTCGAATGACACCGAGCTTCGCAAGGAGCCGCTGCCGTCGTACCTGGACGAAGGTGACAACTACGCCGCCGGGTACATGCAGGGCTGGCGGGACCATCACGAGGACTAGCCGTGGCCAAGCCCAAGCACAAGCTGACCCCCAGGGAGATCGTGAACATCATCGCCGCCCTCCGATACTTCGGCCGGGCTGCCGAGATGTCCGACACGACGCCCTGGATGCACCCGATGGTCCGTGCCCGCTTCACTAAGTCGGGGCACCTGCCCCTCACCCTGGACGAGATCGAGACCCTCATCGGCCGCATGGATGGGTCCTGGACCGAACGCGGTCTTCGCCGATGGGATGGGAGTCGCTACCTGTGATCCAACCACCGCCGATCATCCCGTCGCCCAAGCCCCCTCGCAAGCCCCGCAGGCCGAAGCCCCCCGTGACCCAGCGGATGAAGCCCGAGCGGAAGATTCAACTAGAGATCGTCCACTGGCTCCAGGCCCACGGGGTTCCCTTGGCTGTGACCGACGCCGGTGCCCTACACCACCTGGGCACGGGGACCTGCCCCCGGTGCGGGTCGAAGGTCGAGGTCGGCGAGCACTACAAATGCGGTATCCCGCATGGATGGAGTGACATCACCTGCTGCTTCCCCGGTGGGCGGTACGTCGGGATCGAGGTCAAGTCGGCCAAGGGGGTGCAGAGCGAGGAGCAGCGGCAGCACCAGGCGATCATCGAGGCGGCGGGCGGGGTGTACCTGCTGTGCCGGTCGGTGGAGGAAGTGAAGATCGGGCTGAGAAATCTGGAATTGTTGGCGTTTCAGGGTTGACAATGTTCGTGTTTGTGGTAGACTACTAGATCAACCGGAGGATACGATGAGCGATAAAGTTGGCCATGTGTCTGCGTCCTCGATTAGTGCCTTCAAAACCTGCCCGACAAAGTTTAGAATCGCATATGTCGAGGCGATCAGGCCGGAGCAAGACGCCCAACCGCTGCGTTTCGGCACCTGCTGGCACAAAGGGTTGGAGGTACTGGAGACGCCCGATCTCCTGGTTGTGGAACCGGGGCCGGACGGAGAGGGGGTTGAACGACCCGTAACCCCGGAGGAACACCTGGCCAGGGCGATTGAAGAGGCCACCGAGGTCTACCAGACGGTTCCCGACTGGGCCGACCCCACCGACTGGGCCGTCGAGCGTGAGGTCATCGCCAACGCCCTCGCCGGGTACGCCTGGCTCTACCCCGCCGGGATGTCGGAGTATGAGACCGTGGCCACGGAGCTTGAGTTCGAGCTTCCCCTGCGGAACCCCGAGACTGGGCACTCGACCCCCAACTTCGTGCGGGTGGGGAAGATCGACAGGATCATCCGCTCGAAGGCCACCGGGGCGATCCTGATCCAGGAGAACAAGACCACCGGCAGGCCCATCGACAGCGGCTCCTCGTATTGGGATCGGTTGCGGAAGGACACCCAATCGAAGTTCTACATCCAGGCGGCGAGGGACCTGGCGGGCGACGGTATTCGCTCCGATCTCTTGGGGGTGAGCGGCCTGCTGCACGATGTGTTCCACAAGCCGACGATCAGGCCGTCGAAGCTGACCCAGGCTGAATCGAACGAGTTCGTGCGGACGGGCGATTACTGCGGGCAGCACTTTGATGTCGGCCTCACCGAGTCCGAAGTTGGAACCGTGCCCGTGGGCGATGAGATCGCCCAGATGGAGGTCGGGAAGAAGCTGGGACATTTCTCGATCCGCGAAACCCCCGCGATGTACGGTGCCCGTCTCCTCCAGGACATCACCCAGCGGCCGGAGTTTTACTTCGCCCGGCGAGAGATCGCCTTCACCGACGCCGAGTTGAAGTCGTTCGAGTACCAGGTCTGGTCCCTCCAGAAGATGATGAACGAGATGGAGCGGACGGGGTACTGGTTCGAGAATGAGCAGCAGTGCGAGGCGACGTTCAAGTGCCCGTACTGCGTCCTCTGCTATAACAACGTGGACATCTACCACGGGCAGACGCCCCCGGGGTTCAAGCGTTTACACGTCGAGGAAGCGGAGCAGACCGAAGCGACTGCCGAATAACCCAAGGAGATACCAGTGCCCCCACTCCCCCCGCCCCCAGCCCCCAAGAGCAAGATGCCTCCAAAGCCCTCGGCCCCGTCGCCTAGCCAGCCCTCCCGCCAGGCCAAGACCTTCGCCGTCCATAGCTGGGACGGTGCGGGCGAGGGCCAGAAGGTCCTGATCTACGGGGCCAGCGGCAAGGGTAAGACCACCCTGGCCGTCCTCGCCCCCGAGCCCGTGTTCATCGGCCTGGACGACGGCGGGCGGATGATCCGCAACCCGATCACTGGACTGCCGATCAATCGAGTCCCCGGCGTGGAGACGTTTCAGGACGTGCGGGACGCCCTCCACCAGCCAGGTCTGTTCGCCGGGGCCAAGTCCATCGTGATCGACACCGGCACCGCCCTGGAACTGCTGGCGATCCAGTGGGTGATCGAGAACGTGCCCCACGAGAAGGGGGCCTCGGTCCAGATCAAGCACCTGGACGACTACGGCTACGGCAAGGGCTACAATCACCTGTTCGACACCATGCGGCTGATCTTCCAGGACCTTGACGGCCAGGTCCGGCAGGGCAAGAACGTGATTGTGCTCTGCCAGCAGTGCCCCGTGGTGATCGCCAACGCGGCCGGGGCCAACTACCTCCAGGATGGGCCGAAGCTGTACGCCCCCGGCCCCGACAGCAAGCAGTCCTTCACCGTCCGCGGGTACTCTTGCGAGTGGGCGGATCACGTCTTCAAGGTGGACTACCTGAGCCAGCAGGTCTTCGGTGCCCGCAGCGAGACCGACAACCGGGGCAAGACGAAGGAGTTCGCCGGGAAGATCGTGGGCAACACCACCCGGGCGATCTTCACCATGCCCCAGGACCCCAGCTACTTCGCCAAGACCCGCACCCTGACCGATCCCGTCGTGTCCTTCGCCGATCAGAAGGACGACTCGATCTGGCGGATGCTCTTCCCCCAGGAGTACACGGTATGAAGTTCAAGTTCAACGGACACGTCGAGCAGGCCGAGATCGTGACCGGGGATCGGGCCGAGCGGGCTTGCCGCATGAACCCGCGGACCATTGGCCGTAAGGAGGCCCATCGCCGTCGCCTACACGGCAAGGTCTCGACCGGCGAGGCCGCTCTGTTGTCGCTCATGGCGGCACTGGGGGTGCGTAGTGCCCGACAGTAAACCCACCCCCGTCTGGTTCGAGAAGATCACCCTGGGCCTGATCGGCAGTCTGTGGGCCGTCTGCCGACACGGTGTACGGTTGACCGTCACCCGCCCCCGCCTGGCCGCTGGCCCTGTCGCTCGTACCAGGCCGTGCCCGTGTGGGTCCGGCAAGAAGTTCAAGCACTGTCATGGGAGAGATCATGTTCGTACCGTGCCATAGTCTCGTCACCGTCGTCCTGGACCCCAAGCCCACCACCACGAAGGGTGGGCTGGCCATCCCCGAGACCGCCCAGGCCACCTACCGCACGGGTATCGTGCGGGCGGTGGGGCCGGAAGTATTCGAGTTGGACTGCGATGACACCGCCGTCACCTTCGAGATCGGGCAACGGGTGATGATCGGTGTCCAGATCGACCCCCGCACTCGCACCATCACCAACCTGGGCACGATCATCGACGATGACGGCCAGGAGGTCGCCCTGGTCAATTTCCACGACATCTGGGGCACCTGCGACCGAGCCGCCGGGGAGATCGTGAAGGATTATCCGCTGGCCAAGGCTTGACATTCGGCGGATTCGTGGTACAATGTTTCGTAACCCACCAAAGCCCACATGGGCAGGAGAGAACACATGCAGCAGATCGACCGAGCGGGGACATTTCGGGGCTTCATCGTGGAGCACGGCGTGTCCGAGACCAGCAATGGGTACCCCCAGTTCACGGGCCGGTTCAAGGCCGTTGAGTTCTGGGACGAGAAGGGCGAGTTGAACGGCACCAACCCGCCGGAGCCCGGCTACATCGACTGGGCTCCCTACGATCAGGCCATCGACGGCTACCTGGTCCTGTTCAGCAAGAACCAGGATGGGTCCCCCAAGGAACTGATGAGCGTGGCCCAGTTGAAGAAGGCCCTGGGCTGGGACGGCTCGACCTTCGAGTCCCTCGCCGCCGGGAAGTACGACGAGAAGATGGTGCTGTTCCGCGTGGACGAGCACGAGTACCCGGTTGGCTCCGGGAAAGTCAAGCTCCAGGTCCAGTGGATCGACGTGGCTGACGCCAATCCCACTCGGAGCCTGCCGAAGTACGACACCGCCAAGCTCAAGGGCCTGACGGCCAAGTTCAGCAACGCCCTGGCTGCCACCGCCCAGGCCCCCACTCCGGCCCGTGCCCCGGTCCCGGCAACGGCCAAGCCCGCCGGTGCCCCCACCGCCCCGCCGCGTGGCAAGCCCGGACCGAAGCCGAAGGGCAAGCCCGCCCTCCCTTCCTCCCCCGATGGGCAGCCCGGTGCCCCCTCTACGCTCCCGCCGGTGAGCACGACCCCAGTGACGAAGGAATCGGCCTGGGCTAAGGTCAACGAACTGAGCAAGGTCGATAAGGCCAAGCTCGCCGAGATATGGCTGGAGGAAGGGGCCAAGATCGGCAAGGCCGAGGACAAGTTCAGCAGCGATGACTGGCACACCGTCCAGGAGGCGGTCCTGGCCCGGGTCAGTGCCATCTGACGATTCATCAGGAGCCCGCAAGCGGTAAGAAGGGTGAGCGGTGTACGTCCCGATAATCCTGACGCCGTATAATTCGGGTATAAGCGGCGGGCCAAGTCGCGGGCCGACGAGAGCGACGGACGGCGGTAGCTAAAGCGGAAAAGCAGTGGACTAATAATCCAGCGAATCGCGGGGTTCGACTCCCCGCCCGCCTTGTAACCTTCAACTGGAGACCGACAATGCCAAAGCCCCGCAAGCAGATCAGTGCCGCCAACGTGGCGAAGATCGTGGACTGGTATACCAACGGCTACAAGGGCCGTCAGTACGGCATCAACGACATCGGCGAGGCCCTGGGCCACGCCGGGACCGTCATCAAGCGGGTCCTGGTGGAGCAGGGCGTGACCATCCGGCCGGTGGGGAGGCCACGCAAGCAAGCCTAGACGAACGCCCATCATCTAACGGCAGGACCCCGACTGCGAAATGCCCGCCACTTGCCCCGGTGAGAATGAGGAGAGGGTGCGTATGCCCTCGACTCTTCGGTCGTGGCGGGACTCAAGTAGTGTGAACGACGGGTAATGCGGGTTCGACTCCCGCTGGGCGTTGTAATGAACGAGGACATAAAGTACATCTTCGCTCCCGGCCATGTAGCGGAAGCCCGTGCCCTTGTCGCGGCCTACCACTATTCCCATCGGGAGAAGTCTTGCCCGTTGGCCGTGGGTGTGCTACAATGCTACAGCCGCGTGATGCCCCCGACAACTGTGGCGGCTTGTGTGTTTACACCGTCGATGGGGAAGTGGTCAGTGCCCGTGGCCGAACTCCAACGCCTGGTACGACACCCGGATCACACCCCACCGCTTACCATGTTAATCAGCCGCACCGTGAAGGAACTACGGAAGCGGCCCGACTGTCCGGCCGTCGCGGTGAGCTACGCTGATTCGACTCAGGGACATCATGGCGGGGTGTATCAGGCTGCATCGTGGAATTATTCCTGCCAGCGGGCAGCATCGAACGACGGCCTGATGGTAAATGGCGAGTTCATCCCCGGCCGATCTTGCAACGCCCGGTGGGGCACACGGTCGATGGAAAAGCTGGGGGCGGAACACCCCGATTGGACTATCGAGATTCACTGGGACCTCGGCAAGCACCTGTACTGGATACCCCTCACCAAAGACGGCAAACGGGTTGCCGCTGAACTCGGCCTCGAAAAGAACCCGTACCCCAAACCCAACCCCGCGTCAGAAGTGACACCGGCGACACGCCAACCTTCCCAGGTTGGAGAGGGCGGATCGGCACCGACCCTGACGCTATAATGGAACTCACCGACCAACTGTTCGCCTATCAGAAGAACGTGTGGCCAGCGATGGTCGCCGATCTGGCCGAGGACCTAGGCGTCTCCGTGCGATCTCTCACCGCCCTGGGTATCGGGTGGATGATCGCCGAAGCCTGCTGGGTCTTCCCCGAGAGGGACGCCGAAGGCCGGGTCGTGGGCCTGGTGAGGCGGTACAAGAACGGGAGGAAGTTCAGCACCCCCGGCAGCAAACGGGGCCTGACCTACGCCCTGGCCCCGGACTTCAACCCCGATGGAGAGAAGTATGTCCCAGGATCGCACAACTGGACGAAGGTGTCGGCTGACAACCCCTGCCCAATTTGTGGAAAGCCTGACTGGTGCCTTGTCAGTAGCGACGACCCGGCTGACCCCGCCGCCGTCCTCTGCGGCCGACGCCCAGAAGGTGCGAAGACGCCGCTTGGCGATGCAGGATACCTGCACATCCGCAAAGCGTGTGGGGATGTGCGGGCCACGACAGCCCTGGCGGTGTCGCCTCTGCCTGTTCTCGTGGTGGAAGGGCAGTCAGATTGTGCGGCTGCTGGCGTCCTCGGTTTCATCGGAGTCGGAAAGCCCTCCGCGACGGGCGGCTTCGCCCACCTGATCGACCTGCTGATCGGCCGCGATGTCGTGGTGATCGGCGAGAACGACGCTGGTGCCGGTCGTCTGGGCATGGAGAAGACCTTCGAGGCCCTCCGGCCGAAGGTCAAGTCGGTCAAGAAGCTAATGCCCCCGGCCGAGATCAAGGACCTGCGGGCCTGGCTCCGGCGGGGCCTGACTCACGAGGCTCTCCTGGCTGCGATTGAAGGGGCGGGAGACAGTAGCGTCGAGAACCTCCTGGAGTCCACCGCCCCCCTGGACATCGCCGACCGTTGGATACACGAGCGGCACTGGTCCGACAACCTCCCCCTTCTTCGGCAGTACGCCGACAACTGGTTCAAGTTCGACGGGACCCGGTACGCCAAGATCGACCCGAAGACCACGATCCGGGGCGATCTCTACGCCTTCCTCAAGGGTAAGATGGGGAAGCGATTCGACTCCAAGGGAATCCCCGTGGTCGAGCCCTACGAGGCTGACGCCCACAGGGTCAGCGACATCATCGACACCCTCTCGATGATCTGCCCGGTGTACGGGGACGCTCCCTGCTGGCTGGACGATGGCGATCATCCCCGCGTCCAGGACACGATCACCTTCGCCAACGGCCTGCTGGTGCTGCCGGAACTGGATCGTATCCCGGCGAGCCCCAGGTTCTTCTCGATGACCGCGGCCCCGTACAACTGGGACCCCCGAGCGGAGTGCCCCAGGTGGATGCAGTTTCTCCAGGAGGTCTTCCCCAATGACCCTGAAAAGATCGCCCTCCTTCAAGAGTGGTTCGGGTACAACCTCGTCGCCGACAACTCCCAGGAGAAGCTCATGTTTTTTGTGGGACGCCCTGGGGCTGGAAAGGGGACCGTCATCGAAGCACTGCGGGCTGTCCTCGGAAGCGATCAAGTCGCTAGTACATCTTTCGACACGCTGGTCGGGGACTTCGGGCTGCAACCACTGCTCGGAAAACTTGCAGCGATCATGCCTGACGCCCACATCACCAAGCGAGGGGACCCCGCCAAAGCCCTCCAAGTCCTCAAGGAGATCAGCGGACGAGATGGTGTCGGTGTCAACCGGAAGCACAAGGAGTTTCTCAGTGACCATCGGTTATCCTGCCGATTTACGATCTCCGTTAACTCGATGCCTGACTTGCCCGATCACGAGCGGTCCCTCGACCGCCGATTGCTGTTGTTGCATTTTGGCGAGTGTTTTACAGGTCGAGCCGACACTACTCTCAAAGATCGGGTTACGCGGGAGGCTCCTGGAATTGCTGTCTGGGCGGTGGACGGGCTTCTTCGACTGCGATCCAATGGATTCACCGTCCCCGCCTCCGTAACCCCCGTGATTGAAGAGTTCCGCAAGCAGTCCTCCCCGGTGTCGGAGTTCGCCGATGAGTTCTGTGAGATCGGCCCCTACGCCCTGCCGACCAACATGCTCTACGACGCCTTCGCCCGATGGGCCAAGGACCAGGGGGCCTACCCGATGTCGGCGATCAAGTTCACGGCCCGGTTCCTGGGTCTGTACCCGGGGCTCAAGTGTGACCGGATGACCTATGGGGGCAAGCAGGTGCGGTGTGTGCAGGGGGCGAAGCTGACGGAGGAAGCGGTTGAACGATACCTTGTAGGAGCGAGAAGATGATCTTCGTGACGATCCTGATGATCGGCTGCCGTTGCCCTCACCCCCCGGCCGACCCCGATGCCCGCCTGTTCGCCGCGATCCGCGAGATCGAATCGCACGGCAACGATTACACCGTGGGCGATAACGGGCGTTCGGTGGGTCCCTACCAGTGCAGTCTTCTTGCGTGGCTCGATGGTGGTGGCGTCAGTTGGGAGTACCCCGGTGGAGCGTATAACCAGAAGCACACCGAAGCCATCATGCGTGGGTACTGGAAGCGATACGGTGCCGTCACCGATGAGCAGAAGGCCCGCATCTGGAACGGTGGGCCGAGGGGGATGCGTAAGAAGGCGACCCTGGCGTACTGGCGGAAGGTACAGGAGGCCATGAAGTGAAACCCACACTCGAACGCTGGATGGACGAACATCATGTCACCATTGACCAGGGACCAATGGGCCGGTATGTGACCTTTAGAATCGCCGCGGGTCGTAGCCTTCACGACTACAACTCCCCCCGTGAGGAGGACATCGAGTTGAGGTTCCAACTCCTTGACACCCTCAAGGCGATCCGGGACAAAGCAATCGAGGAGATCGCCGAGGTACGAGCACTGTGAGAGGACAGACTGACTACGGCAAGGGCTCGGCCAACCGCACCACCAACTGGAAGCGGTACTGGACCGAGATGGATAGGTTGTACGGGAAGCAACACCAACAGGAGAGCGACGATGAGCGGACAGATGAAGGACAGCGGCGAGCGGCAGAAGTTCACGACCGGGGCGGTGAGGGACACGGCGACGGGCAAGCCCCGGCCGGACCTGATCTCCCCCCACGCCAACCTGCGTGAAGGGGCCTGGCTCAAGCTGGGGGCCGAGAAGTACAAGGAGCGGAACTGGGAGGCAGGAATTCCGATCAGCCGGTGCATCGCCTCCCTGGCCCGCCACCTGGAGTCCTACAAGCTGGGCCTGCGGGACGAGGACCACATGGCGGCGATACGCTGCAACGCCGGGTTCATCCTTCACTACGAGGAGGAGATCAAGGCCGGGCGGCTGGACTCGTCACTGGACGACATGCCGCATTACCTGGACCGCGGGGTGACGACGCCCCTAGTCCCCGGCGTCAGTCGGAAGAAAGTCCAGTCCAAGCTCGATGCCGATCCCGACACAGTGGAGTTGCTTCGTGCGCAGGGTTCGATACAGGTCCGATCCTACAACAACACCACCCAGAATACCCCCCCGTGGGTGGACGCCGAGTGCGAGGCGAAGGTACAGGTCAAACTGGACGAGACCTTCGCCGACCAGCAGCGAGTGGACGCCGCCTCGGAGGGTGACGCCGTGGCCGTTTCCGACCCCGCGGCGCTTCTGGACCCGAAACTCTGGACCGTCCCCTTCACCGTCTACCTCTGCGGCCCCATCACCGGCCAGGACGTGGACTACCTCTGGCGACAGGCGGCGACGGCGGTGTTCCAGCAGAACGGCATCAAGGTGCTGGACCCCCTCCGCGGCAAGCACAAGGACCAGATCGGGGGCCTGGGCCTCAGCTATAAGGGCCAGCTTGCCGCCCCGGAGATCGCCGACAGGGACCAGATGGACGTGGAGGAGGCCGATGTGATCCTGGCCCACTTTCCCTACGACCCCCCGCGGCAGTCTATCGGGTCGCTGATGGAGATGGGGGCAGCGGCCATCGGGTACGGCAAGCCGGTGGTCCTCTGCACCGAGGTCAAGGTGTTCAACGACCATCTCTTCTGCCGCAACTTCACGACCATCGAGCCCGACTTCGAGCAGGCCCTCAACCGAATCGTGGCAATGGCCCAGGCGAAGAGGCGTTGACATCGGGCCGATGATCGGATAGACTGGATCGACCCCTATAGGAGACGGAGATGCAGGCTGCGGGAAAAAAGTTCGTGTGGCATTCGAGTCGCTCCGACGTGTTCAAGCTGGTCTACTTCTCGGACATCCACTGGCTGGCCAAAGCCTGTGCCGAGAAGGAAGTCCTCCGCACCCAGCAGGAAATCCTCAACGACCCCTTCACCTTCTGGATCGGCGGCGGTGACTACGCCGAGTTCATCGGG